CAAGCAGGCCTAGGCTCTTGGCTTAAGGTTAAAGATGGAGAGAAGATTGATGTACTTGATACACCAACAGATGCTCTTAAAGATATGGACCGTGCTATCGAATCGGCTACAGTCGAGATGGGACGTATGGGTATCCGAATGCTTACCCCTGATGTGCGTGATCAGTCAGGCGTAGCACTTGAGATACGTAATGCGGGTCAGACAGCACAGCTAGGTACCCTTAACGTTAAGATTTCTAATGTTATGACTCGAATCATAACCACCATGCTTAACTGGCGTTATGGTACAGATTACCAGTCAACTGAAATAGACTTCCAATTGTCTGCTGACTTTAACCCTGCGCCTCTTGGTGCTGACTGGTTACGTTTAATTACCGAGTGGTATGATAACGGTATGATCCCTCGCTCCGTATGGATCGGTATTATGCAAGCAAATGACATCATCCCTCCGGAGTATGATGATGAAACCGCTAAGTCTGAAATTATGGATGACGAGCTTATTACTGGTCCTCCTGTAGAAGTTGAAGACTTAGATCTTGAAGAAGTATCTAGACAAACTCAAAACAAGGGTCTTTAAGGCCCTCTAGGAGAATTAAATGTCAATGTATAAAGGTAAGAAAGTTAGAATCACAGTCAAAGGACCTAAGACTGTTAATATTATAGACGAAGACGGTGTAGTGACCACAGGTGTCCCTAGCTCAGAAGTTACTGAAAATAAGCCACCAGCCGTAGAGAAGACAACTTCTGCTCCTCTCAAAGAAGAAAAGAAGCCTTACTTTAAAAAGAAGGACTGAGTCATGGCTAGAAATACTAACACGGAGATATATGACCGCTTGATAGATAATGCGGCCATGTCCCGGTTGTATGAAAACGAAGTCAATGTAGAGGCTAACCGAATTGTTAGAAGACATAAAGACCGCTTGGAGAAGGTGGTCAATAAGAAGGACTTTAATTCTTTTAAAGTCAAGAAGGCTACAAAAGAAGAAATTAAAGCAGAAGTTAGACGCTTTAAAAAAGAACTCTCAACTAACCTAGAGGGCCATATGGATGAGTATGGTTCCTCTCAGTTAGACTTCCACACTAATAATCTTGACAAAGCAGTGGGTGAAGTCTATAAAGTAAGGAGGCCCCGCGCTAATAAGTCACTAGATGCCTTGATAGGGACTAACATCGAAGGTGACTTCACTCTTACCCAGCAAGTAAGTAAGATTTCTGAGAATGAGTTTAGGCGCATAAGTAGTACTATAAACGGAGGTATTGCTAAGGGACTAACTAACAAAGAGATATCTGAGAAGATAGTTAGGTCTACTAAGCTTACCCAATCTCAAGCAAATGCTTTGGTTAGGACTAGTATAACTAGGGCCTCTACTATGGCTCAGGTTAAGACCATGGAGTCTAATGAGTCTTTACTTAAAGGTTACAAATTTGTTGCGGTTCTAGATTCTAGGACCTCTCAGATATGCTCCTCCAGAGACGGTAGTGAGTACCCTCTGGACGATAAGGCACACTTACCTCCGCTACATTGGCGGTGCAGATCCACCATTACACCCATAACAAAGTCTTACTCCGAGTTAATGGCCCAGAAGGATGATCGTGTTAAAAAGAAAATCCTTCAAGCGCTACCAGAACGGGAACTCAAAAAGCTAGATGGCCGTAGTCCTCAAAAAGAGGGGTATGGTGCATGGCTTAGTAGACAATCAATGGAAGTAAAGCTGAGACACTTCAGCGGTGATGAGGAAAGGTTACAGCTATTTGAGAGAGGCTCTTTAGCCTTAACTCAATTCTTTGGTAACAAAGGTAAGAAGACTAACATAGCTTCTCTGAGAAGGCTTGACAATAAGGCTACTCATAGAACTAAAACTAAACAGAAAATTCTACCTTTAGGTGGTTCAGATGAAGCTATCTACGCAAGGAAACCTTCTCAACTCAGATCCAGTAAAGACAGGCAGCAACAGCTTAAAGACTTTTATATAAAGGAAGCCAACATAAGAAACTCTCAGCTAGGTCTGACAGACTTTAAAGGTACTTCTCTTAAAGGTAAAACTGCTTCTAGGAGAAGGGCTGAAAATGTTTTTGATGATCGTGTACAGGTAATAGACCCCATAACAGGCGAAGCAAAGAACACTTTGTTGTATGACCCTGATTTCGGAGTCTACCAAGAAAGAATTGACTTCATGAAGTCTAGCAAGCTACTGTCTAAAGACGACAAAGAGTTTATAGAATCTTTTGTTAGTGGATTAGATGACAGCATGTCTGTTAACCAACAGTCCGCTGTTTTGGAAAACATGAGGCTAATCTTTGAGAGGTACAACAACCCTGCTGCAAAGTCTTATAAGCAGCCTTGGGTTAACCTCGAAGCCATTATGCGAGATGAGCTTAAAAACTCTGTAGTCAACGTGTCTAGGATACTTGACAGACGATCTAGAGCCAGAGCTAAAAACTTTGAAAGCTTCTTCTCCGGTGATGACGTAGCTAAAATGTCTATCAACGGTAAGCAAGTTGAGTTCGACAGCTTGTCCAAAAACTTAGCGGCTAACCAGAGGTTTGTAGACAACTGGAAGGATACAGAAGGTCGTGCTTTGGCTAGATCCGCTTACTTTAAAGGGCGTTCTCCTCTTAGGACTTACTTCTTCCCGCCTGTTAACGCTAAAGTAGTACCTGAGATCAAGCCACGGAAATGGTTAGAGAAAGCTATAGAAGATAACATCCCTTTCGGGAAGAGAATAGTTGCTTCTCTCAAAGGTGAGCCTACTGAAAGACTTATTGATGAGCTTGCCAGAGGTTTTAAAAACAGCACTAATATTAAGGCGATAATCTCTAAGCAACTAGAAGAACTTAGCATTAATCGACTATATCATAAGATGCTAAGGAGAGGTGTTGACAACAACCTTAATGAGAAAGCTATAGACGCGCTAGCTGGTGCTTTTGAAACTATCGCTAGCGGGACTACAACAGACTACGACTCTCTTGCTATTCAGATAGGCAAACAATTTATAGGAGAGAAAGGTGCGCTCAAGGCAGACAAGATGGGTAAGTACCCTTTGGCTTTGCCTTTTACACGTAGCCCCACGACCTCCCAGTACCACAAGGTTGGCTCTGAGCTGATTGACATGCTTGAGAGGCAAGGTAAAGTCAAGCTAGGTCACCGAGGGGTAACCCGTAGAGCAGTTAACGATATAGAAACAGGTAGACCGGGAGGGCCTTGGCGAGACACTCTGAGTAGAGAAGTCATAGTTACAGACCCTAAACTACTGGCCTACCAAGAAGCTAATAGAAAGCTATATGTCGGTAGACGAATAGGCTTTATTGACAAAGACAACGAGCTTTTTGCTATGCCCAATCATGGCCATTACAGAACTAGTAGTGGCACTGTGACAGGTAACAGTATAATTACTCGTAGGGCAGGTGCTAACTACGATAAAGTCCAAATAGACCGAGACATAGCTGACGAGATAAACCATGCTAACAGTTTTGAGTTTGAAGTTGACGATGACTTTGGTTCGTTTATGCTGGACATGGCAAGGTTTAGAGACCCACGAGGTCAAGTAGCCAAGTATGATGAGCTTAACGGGTTTAGGCAAATCGTATTAGATCGAGGTGAGCAAGGTCTAGGGATGATGGAAACAGTTAAATGGCACTTGAAGAATAAGAAGCCATTTAAAAACTCTCATCAAATAGACGGTAGAGGTAGAATCTACGCTAACGGTTATCTTACCCCTACTGGTGGTGAGTTCGTCAGGCCCTTCCTTAACACACATAAAGATGCAGAGCTAGGTATTGGAGGTTGGATAAACTTTCAAGAGCAAGTAGGCTCTCTCCTAGGTCCCGCTACAGAAGCCTTGACTAATCCCGGAAGATTCGCTATCTTCGATAGGAATAAGAAGTCCTTGCTGGAGTTAGGTAGGCTAGCACAAGCTAAGACGCAGAGGGATAGACGTATACGAGAGTCTTTGGAACACCCGCTAATAGTGGGCCTAGACCCTGTAGAACACCCCAAGCTCATTCGCTTAGCCTTAGAGTATGCTAGAATGCATGACCATGTTGAAGGTGACTTCACCAATATGTCTAAGCTTGCTTCTTACCGAACTAAGCTACCCGTAGAAATCGATGCTTCGGCTTCAGGTGCTCAGATAATAGCGCTCAGTACTAGGAATAAAGACCTTGGGTATGAGTCTAATGTGGTTGCAACACCTAAGAAGAATCGTCTGTATGACACTATGGCAATGGACACTGTTTCTGATCCTAGGTTTCAACGTATTAACGAACTAGTTGACGATATCACATGGGAAGACCTGTCCAAAGCAGCTAAGGCACAGAACATGGTTGCTTTCTACGGTGCTGGTCAGGCTACTCAAGCTAACAACATAGCAGATAAGTTTGCTAAGACCTTGTTAGGTAGAGACAAGCTAGTAGTGGTACGCAACAGGACAGGTAACACACCTAAAGAAGCTTATGCTCTCTCTGAGCTAAACCGTAAGATCGATGACTCGATTAAGGACGCAGAGAAGTTAGGTGCTAATGAAGCTATCCGTGATCTTAAAGATCTCAGACTAGAGCTTAACAATGCTATCTTAAGAGAAGAACCGATTGGTAACAGAATAATGAACGCAGCTAAAGATGCACACCCTGATGTTCAGGAGTTTGTCGAGAAGCTCGCAAGGAACCCTTCTAACCTAGTGGGTCCTACCGAGTTCAAGCTGATATCAGATATTATGGCTGACCACCTAACCAGAAGAGCGCCTGTTACAGGCAAGTTCATTAACTTCTGGAAGGGTGCAGCAGAAGAATACATTAATGACACCGGAAAGGTAGACATACCTTGGGTGACATTTGATGGTAAAGTAATGACTCAGCGCTATAGGCCCACAATTGAGCAGCGCATTGAGTTTACAGATCCGGTAACTGGCCGTAGAGTGTACAATGTCTATAAAGATAGTGTCACCGATGGTAAGTTTAAAGGAAGGTCGAGCATCATCGACGCTAGAACTGGTTACGGTGTAAACGGTAATCACTCTAATGATGCGGCAATCGTTCGTCAGTTCCATTTATGGGGCAAGAACAACGATGTCAAAACAGCAACAATCCATGATGCCTTCTTCGTTAACGTTGGAGAAGCAACTCAGGCTAAGGATGCTCTAAGAGTACTATACGCGGATGCGGTAGAATCTAACACTGTCCTTAATACCCTCAAAGCTATGCGCAAACAAGGGTTATCTGACAAGGCTTACTACAAGCTCCTTGCTCAGGCTAAGAAAGATGGATTGATTGTAGAGAATGGCTTAACAGCTAAAGATATTCTCTCGCCGATTCCCGTTGGGGAGTCATGGTACGGAATAGGGCCTTAGGGTCTTAACACCAAGACTATTCATGGGAATATGTCTAACTTTAAAAGTCTGTGACTTAACTGAAATAAAATTGGTCTGTGACCAAGGAGATTGAAATGAACGATGAAACTACTATTGACACTAACGTAACTATGGAAACCACTATGGAAACCGAGAACACCCCTGAACTAGATCTTTCTTCTCCAGAAGCGAAAGCTATGATGGAGAGCATGGTAGCCGAGCAACTCGCTGGCATGAAAGAGAACATGAACAAGATGTCTGCGCAGCGCAATGAAGCGATGCAGAAGGCTGTTGAACTTGAAGAGCAAGCGAAAGCCGCTAAGCTAGAGAAGCTAGAAGCTGAAGGTAAGACCTCTGAGGCACTCCAGATGAAGCTTGACGAAGCCTTAGCCCGAGTAGAATCTCTCTCAGGTATCAACACCACACTGACTCGTGACCACGCCGTAGATCGTCTTTTGGGGTCTCAGGACTTCCGTAACGCTACCGCTATGGATATGGCTAAAGCCCAAGTAATTGGACAACTTAAGCAAGATGCAGAAGGTGCATGGGTACATGCTACTGGTGCTTCTTTAGGCGAATTCGTTCAAGCCTTCGCTAAAGACGAAGAAAACGCTTTTCTATTCAAGCCCAAGCAATCTACAGGAGCTGCTGCTATGCAACAGGTTTCTGGGGATGGCGCTCAACAAAAGCTCAACAAACCTATTACTGAGACGTCTTTTGAAGAGTTCATGAAGTCCTCACCTGCACCTGCAGGCGGGAACGAGTGGGGCTTTTAAAACTTACTTTTATAATAAATAATCTTTAAGGAGATTAAAAATGGCACTTTCTGATTTCACTTCTGGTGTATCTGGTTCAACTATGAAGTATCAAGTTCAACGCTACGTTGACAGCTACTCACACGAAATGTACACGAATGCTAAGAAGCTTTCTGGTACAGCTATCGTTGGCGCTTCTGCTGACATCAACACTTCTATTGAAGACTACATCGGCCAGAGCCGTTTCTACAAGACTCTGAACCCAGTCATCAACGTACCTTCAGTAACTAACCCTACTGACGGAAGCTACACTGAGACTGACACTGGTTTCTTCAAGTACGCTAAGACTGTACGTACTCATGGCGCTAAGAACGTAAACGTTCAACAGGTTGTTTCTCAGCAGGACGGTCTTGCTAAGATCGCCAAAGAT